GCAGACACCGGCTAGAGCACATAGATTGGCTGATCGTATGAGGGTGATATGAAAGAAAAGACATTGCCTGATCCACATCCTGACTGTCCTCGCTGTGTTTATAAGAAAGCGCAGAAGGCTGCTGAAATGAGACTGTACCGGAAGAGAAGAAAGATCTTAAAAGGCAAGTAATATGGATAAGAAGCAGATTGCTAAAGAAATACTAGCGCGAAGAAATGCGTTAGATGACCTTGAAGGCTTTGGTGATTACATGAGGCCGACAGATGAGCTTGATTTCAAATTCCCGCCTGCGGCTCACCACAAGCTTCTGATTAAAGCCTTTGAAAGACTTGTCGCTGGAGACTTTGACCGTTTATTGATCATGATGCCTCCTGGTGGGGCTAAATCAACTTATGTGACGATCCAATCAGTTCTGTGGTATCTGGCTAAGTTCCCTGAACACAGCATTATCTGCGCGTCTAATACGGAAGGATTGGCTGAATCATTTAATCGGAGAAGACGAGAGTCTGCCAGAACACCGCGCTGGGAATCTATCTCTGGCGCTAAAGTTAACAAGGATATGCAGGGCGTTGGTAAATGGGGGACAACTAAAGGTGGCTTTGTGCAAGCCGTTGGCGTTGGATCAGGCATTGTTGGCGTAAGATCAAACTTAAATGTACTGGATGACCCCGTCTTAAACTTTGAGCAAGCTAATTCTGAGACACAGATGAATAAGCAGTGGGAGTGGTATCAAGCTGATTACCGTTCTCGCCTTATTCCGACCGGCAAGGAAGTTATTGTTACCACTAGGTGGAGCAGAAGAGACATTCCTGGACGAATATTAGAGATGATTAAGTCTGGAGAAGAGACAGGATGGCATGTTATCCGCATACCGATGGAAGCAGACTCTCCTGATGACCCTTTAGGCCGTAATATTGGTGATCGACTGTGGCCTGAGTGGTTTACCCAGCGTCAGGTTGATGAAAACAAGCGAGATACCCAGCGTTGGCTTGGCATGTACCAACAAATCCCTATGGATGAGACAGGCGTTTGGGTTGGCGCTGAAAATATCGAAATTGTTGACTCATTACCGGCAAAACTGACGTTAGTGTGTGGCGTAGACATTGCAATGACTGTCGGAGGAGGTGATTACACCGTTTTCGCAATATGCGGAATTGATGACGACCGAAATCTCTTTATTGTGGACATTATCCGCCAACAAACCGATGTTGATGTCACTTGTGAGACATTTTTTAAGGTAATGGACACTTATGACATTACTTATTTCTATATTGATGACGATAATACGTCGAAAATGCTTGATCGGCTCTTAGTCGAGAAATGCCGCCAAAGAGGCTATGTTGTGCCGATGATTAAGATGCCAACACGCGGAAAAGGCGTTTCAGGCGGTAAAGGTGAGGGTAAAGAGATCAGAGCAGCACCATTACGGGGTCTTTTTATGCAAAAACGAGTTAAGATTCTCAAAAGGCCAGAATGGAACTCTACTTTAATTGCTGAAGCAATGGATTTCCCCGCTGTTGATCATGATGACCAGATTGATGCTTTATCTCTTATTGGCAGGCAATTTACGAATATACCAGCACCGACCAAAGACCGTGAGAAAAACGCAAACATAGATTTCTTTTTAAAAGAGCAAGGCGGAGTTGTAAAAACGACTATCGGACTTGATACGATGTTTAACGACCAGGGCAGCAGTGATGTGCTGAACATGGCTAGGAGAAGATACTAATGGCGCATAGTGCCGAAATTACCGATATTGAGCAATTTGGAGAAAGCCCCCAAGGATTAAAGGATTATTGGGCCTCAGAACTAAAGGCTGGCAACGAAGCGCAACAAAAATGGCACAAAAGAGCCGTTAAAGTTGTTGATCGGTATCGAGATCATCGTAATGCTGGTGATGAAGAGTGGTTTCGGCTAAATCTATTCTATTCCAATGTTCAAACAACTTCTTCAATGCTATTTGGCAAGCTGCCTGAAGTTACGATTGACCGGCGAAACAACGACTTTGATGACGATGTAGGTCGAGTTGCGGCAATGATCCTGCAAAGAGCCTTACAAAACGATATTGGTACTCCTAACGACCAGTATTCCGACACATTACGCATGAATCTACAGGATCGACTGATTTCGGGTATGGGTGTTGCCCGTGTGCGTTATGAAATGGATAAAGAAGCTAAAGAAACGGCTGCTCAGATCGATATGAACGGCAAAGTACTTGCTGAAGGCTTCTCCGAAGAGATTATTACTGCCGAGAGAGCACCTATTGAGTACGTTTACTGGAAAGACTTCCTTTGGTCACCTTGTAGAATCTGGCGGGAAGTAAGATGGGTCGGATTTAAGACCAGAATGACCAGGGAGCAGTGCATTAAGCGGTTTGGCGAGAAGATCGGGAAGAAGATCCCACTGACTGAAGCTCAAAAGACCGATGAAGCACCTGATTCACCCCAGCAGGATGCTTGGAAACGAGCAGAAATTATTGAAATCTGGGATAAGGACAATAAAAAGGTCTATTGGTATAACAAAGACATGCCAATGATCCTCGATGAGAAGGAAGATCCTCTTAAATTAACCGGATTTTTTCCTTGCGTTGAGCCTATGACGGCTAATCTGACGACAACGGCGTTTATGCCTATTCCTGACTTTATTATGGCGCAGGATCTGTATAACGAGATTGATAAGCTTGAAACACGCATAGCCACGATTACTCAGGCTATTAAAGTTGTTGGCGTTTATGACAAGTCAGCAGATGGTATTAAGCGAATGTTGTCTGAAGGGGTCGAAAATGACCTTATTCCTGTGGATAACTGGGCTATGTTTGCTGAAAAAGGCGGTTTAAAAGGCATGATTGATTGGTTGCCTATTGAATCTATTGCCAGCGTCTTGCAGCAATTAACTGGTCGACGTAATGATGCTAAAGCACAACTCTTTGAAGTGGTTGGCATGAGCGACATTATGCGAGGAGCACAGTCAGCAGGCGCTTCTAACACTGCAACACAGACATCATTAGAGGCTAGATTTGCTTCTGTTAGAATCCAGGCATTACAAGATGCCTTTGCAGCCTACGCTACCGATCTTATTAGGCTTCGCGCAGAGATAATGACTAAACATTTCTCTCCTGAAAGCATTTATAAGCAAAGTAACATCCAATACACCCCTGATGCACAAAACCCTGAACTGCTACAAGCGGCTATGCAGTTAATAGAAAGCAGAGAAGACCTTATCTGGCGTATCCAGGTTAAGCCTGAGTCTGTCAGCATGGTTGATTACGCTCAGTTAAAGCAAGAACGAACAGATTACCTCACGGCTGTTGCAACCTTCCTTCAATCATCTGCACCAATTATGGAAGCAGAACCTGGATCAGCCCCGATGTTAATGCAGTTGCTTAAATGGGCATTGGCTGGATTTAAAGGCTCTCAGGAAATAGAAGGTGTTATCGACAAAGCCTTAGAGTCGATGGGCCAAAAAGAAGAATCGCCTGAAGAACAACAACCAGATCCTGAAATGATGAAGCTACAGGCTGAACAACAGTTTGAGCAACAGAAGTTTGAGGCTGAAGCTCAGTTTGAGATGCAAAAAATGCAGACTCAGGCGCAGATTGACCAGCAATCCGTTCAAGGGCAGTTACAAGTCCTCCAAACCAAGGTTCAAGGTGATCAGCAGATAGAAGCTCAGAAACATCAAAACAACCTCCAGCGTATTCAGGCGGAACTTCAGTCTAAGCAACAAGAAAAACAAGGCGACATCCAGCAAGACATTATTAAAGAGAATGCTCAGATGGAAGCTAATGTTAAAGAAGATGCCTTTGAAACAGAGCAATACGCTATTAGAGAGACTCACAAGGCTAATGAAACTATTAGGGTTGAGACTGCTAAAACTGTTCTAAGCGATAATAAGGATATCGACTAATGGCATCGTATATATGGAGATTTGTAGAGTTTGATGAAAATGGTGAGGGCATTAAAAAAGGGTGGATTCCTAAACCTAAAGGAAGATCGGCTCAATCGGCTAGTGTCCATATGGATTTGGATAGTTTTGTCAGTCCTATCGATGGAACTGTTATATCTAGCCGTCCTCTACTGGAAGAGCATAACCGCAGGCATGGGGTAACTAACGACCTGGACTCACTCAGAGAAAAAACAGCCAATGAAATGGCAAGAGCCAGGAATATCAGCCCATACGGTACTAAAAAACAACGAATAGAGGCAATCCGCGACTCTATTGAACGAGTATCATCCAGCGGTTACAGAAGGGAACAAAATTATGAGTGATTTCGATAATATGGAGTTAAGTGAAGACACTGAAATGGGAGATGCGCTTACGAGTGCATTTGATCAACACGATGAAAATATTGCAGAAGAAGTGGTTGCTGCTCCAACCGAAACTATTGCTCCTGTGCAAACAGGGCTGGCTGGCATGTCGGATGAAGTTCCTGCCCCTGCACCGGAAGCTGAAGAGGCACCGGCAAAAAGTAATGCTCCTCAAAGTTGGGGCGTTGCTGAAAGAGAAGCTTGGGGAGGTATTCCTGAGAACGTCCAAGCCCAAATTCAAAAAAGAGAGTCAGAAATACAACAAGCACTAACCAACTCTGGTGAAGCAAGAAATCTCGCTAACGATTTCCAAAAAACAATAGCACCATACCAGGGGCTAATGACTTCAAATAACGCACATCCAATGGAAACTGTAAATCAAGCACTGCAAAGTTATGCAAGTTTGGTTTCTGGAACTCCGCAAGTAAAAGCGCAAGTAGTTGTTGAGGCAATTAAGAATTTTGGCATTGATATCCATATGCTTGATTCTATGCTTTCAGGTGAAGAAATTGCAGAGCCGGTTAATCCTACGCTGCAAGCAGTTCAGCAAGAAATGGCTCCTTTTAATCAATTTATGCAGCAACAGCAGCAACAGCAAGAATATCAAAAACAGCAGCAGTACCAATCTAACGAAGCAGAACTCAATGCGTTTTTTCAGAATAATGAGTTTGCCGGTGATGTAAGCGGAGACATGTCTAAGATTATGGAAGTCTATGGCAATATGCCTCTAAGTGAAGCTTATGATCGAGCTATTCAGGGCCGTCCTGACATTGTGCAAGTTCTTGAACAAAGAAAAGCCGCTCAAGCCGCTCAAAACAATAACCAAAAAGTTCAATGGAAGCAAAATGCAGCATCTTCTATTCCTCAAGGGCAGGCTATGCAAAGCGGTGCTCCTGTAGCTAATACAATGAGGGAAGCTTTAGAAAACGCCATGACAGGCAACTAAAGTATGAGTGAAGAGACATTGAAGTGGGATAAAATACACGAGAGATGGTTAGAATATAAACGATCATTAGACTGTATTTATAAATTAGCTGACTTTGCTGGTCTTACCCCAGACGAGTTAATGACCAAGATCGAAGCTGATCAAACTTGATTTGCATGATTATGTAGAATAAGCTTAATTATCGATTGCTTTATAGATCCCCACGATACATCTGGAACCGAAAGGTCATCCACTGTAGGCGAGGCTCCTGGTAGCAATTAGAGCGAAGACACCCCACGCATAATGGCGAGGTGAAAACAGAACTCAAACTTTTGTTAACTCTAATTGATGGAGGCTTGCCCAATGGCATTCCCAAATATAAGCGATATTATCGCTACAACGATTATGTCTCGTACTCGAAAGATTGCGGATAACGTAACAGACAACAACGTCCTGCTTAAAAAGCTTTCAATGAAAGGCAAAATCAAGCCTTTTTCTGGCGGTAATAAGATTTTGCAGGAACTCTCCTTTGCGGAAAACAGCAACGCTGGCTGGTACTCAGGTTATGACCTGTTGCCCGTAGGTGTATCTGACGTACTTAGTGCAGCAGAGTTTGACATCAAACAGGCGGCAGTCCCTGTCGTTATCTCTGGTCTGGAAATGCTTCAGAACAGTGGTCGTGAAAAGATGATCGACTTGCTTGAAGCGCGTATGTCAGTCGCTGAGTCAACACTGTCGAACTTGATCTGTGAAGGTCTTTACTCTGACGGTACGGCAAACGGCGGTAAAGAGATCACTGGTCTAGACTTGGCTATCCCTGTTAACCCAGCAACGGGTACATACGGCGGGATTGATCGAGCTACTTGGACTTTCTGGAGATCAATTGTTTCCTCTGGTGTTGCGCTTACAGCAGCAAATATCCAGCAGGCAATGAATGGTGTTTGGGCTGACTTGGTACGAGGCAAGGAAAATCCCGACCTGATTGTCATGGACAATACACTTTGGGAAACCTATGTAGCGTCTTTGCAGTCACAGCAGCGATTCCATCAAGCTGAAGTAGGTGATCTTGGATTCCCTACACTCAAGTTTATGGGTACTGATGTCTGTCTGGATGGCGGTATCGGCGGTAATGCTACTGCTGGCACTGCATACTTCCTAAACACTGATTACATCCACTACCGTCCTCATTCCAACCGGAATATGGTTCCTCTGTCACCTGATCGTCGTTATGCGACTAACCAGGATGCAGAAGTACAAATTCTGGCATGGGCAGGTAACCTGACTTCTTCTGGAAGCAGATACCAAGGTCGATTGATCAGCGCGTAAATAGTCGGGGGTGTAAAAGCCCCCAGCTTTTAGGAGAACCAAATGCAAAACGTACCAACTTCGTATGTTGACACTATTGCGATATCGCTCAGAATGAGTGAAGTACCCACTGCTTCTTTTACAACAGGTATGAATGGCGGTGCTAGTAATGCTCCTGGCATTGGTATCAATGTAGGCGGCGGCGCAG